GTGCGTCAGTGAGCGTCTGCGCCGCGTCGTATCGCACCGCCCGGTCATCGACGTATTTCTTGATAACTTTGTTCTGAACAGCATTGGTAGATGTGTTGGACATGACTTCGTCAACAGCACCGCCTGTAGCGCCCGCAACCTTGTTCTTCACGTATTCAACGTTCGCAGCGGCATGGGTTTCTGCGTCAGTAGGCGTTTTCACGCCCATCAGCTTTGTGGGCCGACCCTCGTTAGCGTCGGCAATGTAAAGTGTGAAGTTACCGCCAGTGCCCATTGCAGAAAGAGCAACACCAATTCCGGCGTCCTGACCGAGCGGCGTAATGACCATATAATTCTGAATGTTCGGGGCGACAGAACCGAGTGCGTCAATGTTCTTGCGCGCTTGAAGTTTCTGCGGGGCAGTCAGCGTCTGTTCCGTATACAGAACAGCATCGGCAGTGCCGCCATCCGCTGATACACCGGTATCTGTATCGCCGAGATACCAGTTGCCGTTGCTGCCGATGTGCGGCGTGATGCCGTCTGTTCCTTTCAGACCCTGCGGGCCAGCAGGGCCGGTTTCTCCGTTCATGCCGTCCTTGCCCGGTGCTCCGGTTGCTCCGCGCGACGGCCTGCCGGTATCTTCCACGCCGATATACCAGTTTCCGTTTGATCCGATCGTCGGCGTGATGCCGTCCTTGCCGGGCGCGCCGGGATCACCCTTTGGGCCTTCGATCACGACAAGCGGCGTGTCAACCTCTGCGGCTACCTCTTCTCCAAACACATCGTGGATCTCGGCTTCGTTTCTGTCGCTCATTCCATCAGCTCCTCGTCCGTGCAGTCCAGCACTTTGATTTTCGGGTTTTTCTTCGGCTTCAGGATGTTGCCCGCGCCCTTGAAGTTGCAGGTGATCTCCAGCTCCGCCTGCCCCACGTCGAGGGACAGCGTGTCTTCCTGCGTCAGCGTCAGCAGGAACCGGTCATTCGCGGTGTCGTACCGCACCGCGTCCGGCCACGTCTTGCGCACACTGTCTCCGAGCTTGAACGCGATCTCATCCACGTTTCCCAGCGGGAACACGTTCATGTCGTTGAATTTCACGCGCACGGGGATTACCTTTGCTTCACCGCGTTTGATGTATGCCATTGCTTTTCACCTCATCACGAAACGAAGTATAGGCCGTGAACGGAAATTCCGGCATTGTCTGCCGTGATATCATCGGGGAGTACAACGCAGAGCGCACGCTCGTGCGATGCCAAGAGCGTCGTAAACACCGGCGTGCTCACGTACTTCGTTGTACCTGCCGATTTGTAAGTCACATACGCGTTGTAGCAGCCGAGATCCGTAAAGCCATACCCGCCTGTGCCGGACGCGGTAATATACACGCGCTTTCTCTCGACGTCCGCATCTGACAATCTGAGGAACTTCGCGCCGAACAACACAGCCCCGATCCCTACCGCAAATTTGCACCAGCGCGTAGAAAGCACGCACTCAGTAGACGTTGCCGAAAATGTCAGTCCGTCCGCCGGAATGGTCTCCGCCAGCGCACCGGATGCTACATGGCTTTTGCCGATTGCGCCGCTTTTGATTTTCGCGCTGGTAACAGCTTCGTCCGCGATCTTCCCCTCCGTGACAGCGCCGTCCGCAATACCGCCCTGCGACACGTCCGCGATCTGGTTCTGCACGTTCTCGATCGCGTCCTGCACGTTCGTCTTGTTGACGGCGGTCGTCGGCGCAAATCCGATGTTCTTTGCGGCGGCGTTCTCGCCGAGCGCGGAGACCAGACCGTTCAGCGCCTTTTTCAGCAGGTTTCCGGCAAGGTCAAACTTTGCTTTCAGAGCCGCAGCGGACAGGCCGCCAACGTCGTTCGGCTCGTCATCCAGTTTGGAGATGATGTTCATGTCCTCGTTGCACGTCGGAAGTGCCATATGTAACCCTCCTATCGCACGTATCCCGTGAACCGCACGCGGATGTCGGCGCTTGTGACCGTCGCCGTCGTGTCCGCATCGTCGTTCGTCAGGATGAGCTTGTAGTATGTAAATTTCTTTGCTTTCAGTTTTAGCCGCGTCATATACGGGCGCTTGTTCGTGTTGAACGACCAGTGCGCAAAATTTGCGTGGTCAAACGCTGCGCTGTTGCGGAAAACCAGCTTTTTCGAGAAGTCCGCTTTCCGGTCTGTCATGACCGTAACGGTCATCGACCCGGCGTGCGTCGGCACGAGGCCGATCCACAGCATGGCGGAGTATTTGCGCATGAAGTCCGCGCCGAAGTGCATATTGCCGCTCTCCCATCGCGCGTCGATCGCTTCGCCGCAGTCGCTGCGGAACGCATCCGAAATCTCGACGAGCACGTTTTCACGTGCGCCGATCAGTCTGCCGTATACACGGTAAAAGTGTTTGACAGGGAAGTTCGTGTACAGATACCAGACATTAAGACCGTAGTTGTGCACAACGGCCATGTCACCAGATACGCAGTACCATTCCTTGCGGTCGTTGTCGTCCCAGCAGTACGCCTGACGTAGGTCAAAGCTTTGCAGCGTTTTCCATACGCGGTCGGAAATGCGCTTCGCCTGCCGTTCGTCGATCGTCAGGTTGCTGGAGTAGCTGCTGTTGTTTTTCCATGTGTAGACGCTCTCCCCGAACAGGGTGTAGGGGCTGTTGTCCACAAGCCGCACCTGACCGGGAGCAATGTTGCCGATGGCCTTGTTCACCTGCGTCCAGTAAAACGCGGGGAGGATCTTCCCCTCTGCGTTCGTCACCGTGCCATACTGCACGGAGTATGCGCTGTCCTCTTTAAACGCCAGCAGCCGGGAATAGTGGCGGATCATCGCCGTGATCGGCGTATTCGCGTCGCCGATGTCCAGCACGTTCATGTCCGGAAAGTATTCTGCGGTCGGATTGCCGTCGATGTCCAGCCCGGAGTACAGTGCCTTGTTGCTTCCGTCGCCGTAGAGGAACACGCGATTGTCCGTCGCGCCGTTGTAAAGCTCTGCAAACTTCATCGCCCTGACCGCGCCGGAATCATCAGATGCCACGGTGTATTCCACTTCGTACACATCCGCACCGGAAGGAGGCGCGCTCGTGAATGTGATCTTGCCTTCTGCAAACGTATAGTCCGCACCGGCTGTCAGCGCTGCGCCTGTTGCCCTGTTTTTCACGCTCACAGACAGCGTTCCACTTTCAGGGCACACATACACCGTTGACTTTCCGTCCGTAGCAATGCGGTATTTTCGCTTGCTGGATAGCTTGTTGATCTGCTCCAGTTCTGTGCCGCTGCCGTCCGCGCCAACGCCAACAAGCACGGTCGGGACGTACCCTGTTACATCGGCGAGCGTGTAGCCGTCAAACACCTTGTACTGCGTGCCGTTGAGGATATAGAGTTTTTCCCGGAATCCGAAAAACTCCGTGTGTGCGTCGGCGAGCGCGCCCAGCTCCGAGACCGCCGTAGTGGCTGGAAATCCGATTTTCCACAGCTTCCCGGCAGCGGCCGCCACCTGCACATATTCTCCGCCGACGTAGCCGCACCACGTTCCCTGAATTTCTCCGGCGAACGTATGCACGGCTTTCATACCGGGGCGCTTTCTCAGCGCGCCGTCCTGCGTCACGCGCCAGTTGCGCATTTCGGATGCCTCACCGAGTTTCAGGCTGGTGTCGTCTGTTCCCGCCTGATTGACGCCGAGCCATTTCTGGATTCCGACGATCTTTTCATTCATGCGCGTCACCAGCTCCCGAACTCGCCGTACTCGATGCCGCCGTACACATCCTCGACCGCGCCCATGCTGCACTGTGCGTTTGCCTTGTGCATCGTCACGATCTCGTTGTAGCGCCGCTTGAACCTGTCGGATGCCTCCGAGTTCTCGTCCGTCAGAAGAGCGGAAGCAAGGCCGTATGGCATCGCGCCGAGCGCAAGCGTGTTGTCGATCTCCGAGATCGTGTCGTCGAATTCCTCAACAGGCCGCCAGCCGGAAGCGGTTTTCCCGGCCTTCTTCGTCTCCGAAAACGGGTACAGCTCCGCGATCATGGTGTTGATGATCGACACTGTGCGGTATTTGTATTCGTCCGTGTCCGTCGTCTGCGGTTTCCCGCTGTCGCTCAGCTCGTCCATGATGGACATTGCAGCGTCAAACACGTCACTGACTTCTGCCATGAAATCACCTCGTTATCTGAAATAGGCGGCGGGAAATCCCGCCGCCTTATCCGTTGCCTCAGGCGGTAGCCGTCATAATGCCGGAATCGAGCGCGCCGGTCTTGCTGGCGTAAGCCTTGACCTCCGTGCCTGCGGCAATGCCGGTCGGCTTCGCGCTCGCGCTGTAGGTCTGCGCCGTGGAGGAAGTCTTCGGGTTGCTGCCGTCGGTGGTGTACTTGATGGTCTCACCGTCACCGGCAGTCAGCGTCAGCGTGCCGCTGGAAACGGTCATCGTCGGGGTCGTGCTGCCCGCGGTCGTGTGCACGCCGATGGCGTATGCCTTCTTGTCCAGCACGAAGCTGTCGAACATCACGCGATACTCCGCCACATCGCCGTCGATGCCGAGCGGGTTCTTCTGGATGCGCATGGTCTGGTTCTTCACCGGGTCGACGCTCGCGCCCTTGCGGAAGATCACGAAGTTGACGCCCGCGGGCAGATAGCTGTCCGGGATGGCGTACACGTCGTTGCCGTCGAGCTTGCCCAGAGAGCCGTTTGCGACGGCGTCCTTGCCCAGCACATCAATGCCGACGATGTAGTCCGACAGCTTGCACTTGGCGAACAGCGTGTGGCCGATGAAGATCGCGCGATTGTCGGTCGGCACGAGATGGTTGGACATTTCCGCGCCCATGTTGACAATGGCGTCGATGGCCGTCTTGCCGGTCAGCGCCGTCGCGTTGACGGTCACAACACCGGCGCCGCCGACCCACTTCTGCAGGCGGTACTTGTCGATGCTCGGGGTGACCTTGCCGTCCCACGTCGCCTTCATGCGCGCGTTGCACTGCTTGACGTTAAACTGTTCGGCAGCGTTGCCCGCGTCGATCGAGAACGTGCCGCCCTTGTCCTGCGTCATGCGCATGGTCTGCACAGTGTCGCCCAGCTCTTTGATCGTGCCGAATCGGCTGGAGCCGCTGCGGGTGTAGTCGTCGAAGTCGCCCTCGTCGGAGCTGTACACGTTGATTGCGTTCACGCCGACAAAATCGTAGTCCTTACCGGCAAACGCGTCGGTCACGCTCTTCTGGTGGAAACGCTCGTCGAGCTTGGTGCTGTATTTGTTCGCAACATTGATTGCCATAAGTAATTACCTCACTTAAAAATTCAGAATTTCAGGCGGAGGCAAGCCCTCGGTTCACACGGTCAGTTGCCGTCGTACCACAGCGCGTCAAACGCTTCGTCGCTGCCGGTCTTCCCGGCGCTGCTCTGGCTGCCGGTGCTCCTCGCGGCGTTCGCCGCGTTCCGGTCGCGCGTTTCCTGTTCGGATTTCATGCGCGCGATCTCTGCCTCCAGCGCCTTGTTGCGTTCTCTTGCGTAGGCCGAAACCAGCGTTTCACCGCGGTTAAAGGCTTCCCACACGCCGTTCGGAATGGAGGCCGGGTCAACGTCGGGATAGGCTTTCGCAAATGCGTCAAAGCACTCGCCGCGCCACTTCTCGTTCGCTGCCTGCTGCTCCTGCTCCTGCTTCTGGGGTGCCAGTGCTGCCCGTTCCTGATCGAGCGCGCGGCGCTCTCTGTCGAGCTTTACACGCTCGAGCGCCATGCCGTCGTCGTCGATGCCGTATTTACTCTTGGTAACGGCAATGAGCATGTTTTCCACAAGCTCCTCGACGGTTGTGCCGCTCTGCTTTGCCAGCTCCTGCAGCGCGTTCTCATGTTCCGTGAGCTGCGCCAGTTGCTGTTTCTGTTCGGACACCTGGGTTTCCAGCTGCGTGTTCTTCTCGGTCACGCGGTCGTAGTCCATGCCCTTCTGGGCGAGCGTTACGACCTCGTCCCGGTTCACATTTTTCGTCTCGCCGAGGTGCTTGAGCTCAAACAGTTGGCCGTCTGTCTGCGCCTGCTGCTCCTCGTTCTCGCCCGGCTGTGCGGCATCTGCATCCTGCCCGCCGTCGTTCTGTTCGATCTCCGGCGCGGCGTCGTTGCTCTGCGTCTCCGTGTCCGGCGCACCCTGCGCGTCGTCCTCGATGTCGGCAAAGCTGTCCGCCGTGATGTCGCTCCAATCGTCTGCGTCCGCCGTAAAGGCGGTGTTCATGTCGTCTGCCATGTCAAAATCCCTTCTCCCGCTATGGTTGGCGGGTGCGGCGCTATGGTCGGCGCCACGTGTTGAAATTTATCCGGTAATGTATTTGCAAGGCGGATTGTCCGCCGAGCGTTCGTTATTCGGTCGTTCCGGTCTGCATGACCTTGCGCTGAAGGTCGCCGAAGCCGCCGCCGCCGCGAATGGGCGTCTTCTGACCGAGATCGACCAGAGCGCCGGTCTCCGGCGTGCCGCCTGTGCTCGGGTTCTCCGGCTGCATCATCTGCTGCTGTGCCGCCTGCTTGCGCGAGGCGATCAGCTCCTGCCGCTTCGGGATGTAGCCGTCTGGGATGCGCTCAAGGTATTCCTCGATCGTGATCTTGTCCTGCATCAGCAGGTTATCCAGTGTCTGCACCGACGCCATCTCCGACCAGTACGAGCTTGCGCCGACGTCCAGTTTCAGCGCCATCGGCATTTCATTCAGGAGACCATAATCGAACAGCACGGTTTCCAGCTCCTCCGGGTCTTTCCCAGCGAATGCGAGAATGTCTGTGCCCACGTCCGGCATAGACACCTGCACTTTGCGCTTTCCGTAGTACGCCGCCATGAAGTCCAGATAGATGCGTCCCAGATCCTCGATGGATTTGTAAAGGTTCTGCTTCGTGATCTCCGACGGGATGCTGGCAGCGCGCTGCAGGGCGATAATGGCCGACGTGTTGTCCGGCCGCGTCTCACCAAGCGCTGCGCTCGTCGCACCGAGAAACTGCCGCGTATAGTCCACGCTCGTCTGGATAAACTGCGCGATCTGCGGGCTGATCTGTGCCGGGTCGATGATCTTTGCCACGCCGGACACGTCGCCGCCGTTGACGCCGATCGCAGCGCCGACCGCGTTGTTCCACTTCGGGATGCGCGTCTTGTCGTAGACCGTGCGCGGAAACGCGCTCGTCATCAGCGAGATCATGGACATGGCAAACAGCTTGTTGACAAAGATCTGGTTCGGGATCAGTCCGGTCACGAGCGCCTGCCCGTGATAGCTGTCGGGAATGTAGTCCCAGTTGATCCACGTCACCGGGTAGAGCCGAAGCCCCATGTCCCACGGCTCGCGCAGCATGACGCGCCCGGAGACTTCGCATGCCCACACCGTGCCGGTCTTGTGTTCCTTCCACATCCGCAGCAGCACCGTACTGCGCTCCGAGCTGTTTTTGTAGCTGTCAGTGTTGTGGTTCTCGGTATCCGGCTGAATGTCGTTCCAGCGCGGATTTCCGGCCTCCTGTGCTGCTCTGCGCAGTTCCTTCGTCATTTCTCGCCGTTCGATGAGAATGTAGGGTTGCTTCTGCGGGTCGCGGCACGCTGTGTTGCCGAAGCCGACGCGCATATTGTCCACGATCTCCGTGCGGATGCCGCCGCGCAGCCCGAATCCGGCGTCAACCGTGTCGTCCCAGAACGTGAACAGGCAGCTGTCACCGTCCACCGCGGCGTTTCGCATATACTCACGCACGAGGTTCGGCACGCGGTTGAATTCGAAAAGCCGGTCAAATTCCTTGTTGACGATCTCCGCGACGCGCTCCACGTCCTCCGGTGTGCGCTCGCACGCAAGCGGAGTGGCCTGCATCTTGATGTTGTCGGTCGTGATGTTTGCGACAGAGAACAAAACGACCTGTTTCAGGAAGTTGTATACCGGTGTCGGCAGACCCTTCGCGTCCACGCCTTCCCATTGCTTGCCAATGAAGAAGTTCTCGTTGGCGCGCACCGTCTCGTCGAGGTTGACAGCGGTGTTGTAGCCGAGCATTTTCTGGTACTCTGCCTGTACCTGCTCCGGCGTGATCTTCTTGCCAAACTCGTCAGGCATCGCTGTTCACATCCTTCTTTCCAGCCATCAGGTAGCTGTAGTTCATAAGATTGGACACGCCGTTGGAGAAGTCCTGCGCCATCTGCAGTGCCTGCTCCACCTGTTCAGCGTGCTCCTCGTCGAGGTTGTCCGCTCGCTCACACAGTGCTGCCGCCGTCTCTTCCAGTGCTTCTAAGCGCTTTTGCAGCCGGGACACGTCGAGCGACGTATCTGCCAGCATGTCCATCGTCGCGTCCTGAAATGCCCGCAGCTCGTCGTCCCAGCGCCGCAGGTTTACCATCGTCAGCACAAAGCACGCCGCGATCACCAGCAGGCCGATCAAACCGATAGTGTTCATGTCTTCCTCCTAATAGCTGATATATCCGGCAGACGGTGCGTCTCCGGTCATGAATTCCTCGTAGTCCTCCTGCGCGTCCTCGTCCTCGTAGATGATCTCTGACGGGTTCGCGTCTCTTGCGTCCGCGCGCATTGTCCTCGATACGCAGTAGTAGCGCACGGAATCGACCGTGTGCGTGATCTCGTGCGGCTCTTTGGCGCAGTCGTTCGGGTTGCGTTCGTCCGCCTGAATGTCCTCGAGGTCTCCGATCGTCCGTTCACAGGTCTGGAAAATTACAAGCCCAGGTTTCCCGTCCGGCATATTTGCGAGTGCTTCCTTCACCTGCAGGAATCCCTGCACGCGGTTGTTGCTTGCCCGCACAATGGGCACGCCCCACTGCATGAACACCTCTGCCATCGTTTTGCCGGTGTCCTTCTGGCGTGACCAGATATCCGGCGGGGCAAAGGTGATCTCGATGTGCTCGTCCGGCATCGTCATGTCGAGGATCTGCTTTGCCGCATCCCGCACGTTCAGATCCGGCTGCACCAGCTCACGGTACATATACGAGCGCCCGTTTTCATCCACCGCGTACCAGCCGACGGCAAGCATATCCAGACCGTAGTCGAGCGCCCTGTACCGCTTCCAGTGCTTTGGGATCTGGAACGGCTTGCAGGTGTGCGTCGCCTTGCTGAATTCCGGGAAATACGTGCCGCACAGTGCGTCCCAGTCGCCGTAGCGGTGCGCTTTGCGGATGTTCTCAGGCAACTGAGAGAGCGCCTGCAGATAGCCCGGAGAGGATTCAAGCAGGTCTTTGTTATCCTCGACCGTTGCGAAAATGAAGCTGTAGTCGTCCGGGTTCTCGTTCTCCTCCGGGTTGTCGGAATCTGTCTTGAAATTCCGGTCGATAAACAGGCGCTTGACCCATCTGTGCCCGACGCCGCCGGGGTTGCACGTCAGGTAAAAGCGCTTCGGTATCTCGTTGACGCCGCGCAGGCAGCCGCCGAGAAAGCGGAATTCGCGCTCTGTAAACTGCGTCGCCTCGTCCATGAAGATCCAGTCGTATTCCTGGCCTTGGTATTCGCTCTCGGACGTGATGCCGCTCCAATGGCCGAAATGGATGGTCGAGCCGTTTTGAAAGTACAGCGTGTGCAGCGTGCCGTTGTAGCTAGTCAGCTCCTGCGGCACCATCTTCAAAATCGGTTCGATGTGGTTCGACTGCAGTTCCGGGTATGTCTTTCGCACGATGAGGATGCGGATGCCCGGCCATGTAAACGCGCCGCCTACCGCCTTAATGCGCACAGCGTGCGTCTTGCCGCCGCCTCGCGCGCCGCCGTAAGCCGTGTACATCGTTCGGCTCTTGTAAAACAGCAGTTGTTTCTCGTTCGCGTGACCAGGATCCCATGTAAAATTTGTCTGCGTGCTTCGCTTCTGCTTCGGCATGGCATCCTCCGTAAATGCAGAAACGGAGCCAACTGCATTCCGCAGTCAGCTCCGTTCAGCTCTTATGCCCGGCCGTTTCCGGACACGTCGTTATTCTGTTTCTGTTTCCCGAAAGGCGACCTTGCGCTTTACTTCCAGCACAAGCACGCCGTCTTTCGTTTGCTTTACCTCGGCAGTATTCCCGCGGCCGATAATGTCCAGAATCGCCTGGAGGAGAGTTTCATTTTTCTGCATGGGGCACCTTCACATTGCCGCCCCGGCGTTTTTCCGCCACCCGTCAAGGTAAATGACAGGCGCGGCCTTGCTCGCCGGTTGATAGCCCATCCGCACGCCGTAGCCGCCGCCGTAGTCCAGCGCAGCCGCCGTGTTGACGAACAGCCGCTCGACCGGCTCTGCGCTTCTCGTAGAAGCGTTCGTCCGGAAGAAGCAATCCTTGAACACGGCAGGGGAGTGCGTGTGCCCGCACACGTAGACGTCTGCGTCAACAATCTGCGCATAGTCTGCGAGCCGGTTGATCTTTCCGCCGAGCCTGCGCCCGCCGCCGTTGCCGTGGTTGACGTAGATGGAATACGTCGTTTGCCGTCCCTCGCTCTTGCGCCTGGAGTTTTCACCGAGGGATACGAATACGAGCGCTGCGTCCGGAGCGTACCGGTCGCCCGCGCCCAGCTCGTTTGCGATCAGCCATGTAATGTCGATGCCGTCTGCGCGATATGTCCGCTCTTCGTGGTTGCCGGGAACAGCGCACAGGATGCGTCCCTTGAGCGGAGCAAATGTCTTGTTTGCAAGCTGGATCTGCTCCATCGGGGACAACTGCGTGCTGTAGATGTCTCCGATGCTGTTTCGCGTCGCGTTGTCGATCAGGTCGCCCGCAAGGATAACGTAGGCGTTATCTCTCGCCGCAATGTCCGCCACGCGCTTTTGCACGCCGCGAATATCGCAGTTCGGGTCGGAAAGGTGTACGTCCGCAATGACGTGCACTTCGATTTCGCTGTGCTGCTTCGGCAGCTCCACACGGATAACGTGCAAACGCTTCACCTCATTCGTTACACGGTCGTTGCGCGCCTCGCTTATAAACCAATTCCGAGCAGCAGCTCAGCGCGCCCGCCTCCCGCTGCAGCAGGAAAGCGGCTTTCTGCCGGTTTTTCACGCTTCGGTCAATCCGGTCGTCTGGTCTTGGCGGCAGCCCCCGGACTTGCACCGGGCGCGTCCCTCTTAGAAAGCTGCCGTAGAAAGGGGAGCTGCGGCATCCTGACTTGCACAGGATTTCAGCGGAAAGGAGATAAAAGCGCTTAGGCCACTTGCCGCCGCAGCAGTGTTTACCGTCGCTTCCGACGCTTGATTCCCGGATAGTGCCGGGTTCACAGTTGCTCCGTACCGTCATAGGCTTTTGGAAGGGAATAACGACCACATGAGGTCGTCTTTTTCCCAACACGGAGGCGCAAGCACTCAGCCGCAGCGCGTATCCTGCGCCCGCATTCGGCTTGTTGGGATTAACAAGGGAAGAGCGTCCAAGGCTTTTTCTCTGCCTCAGTCGCAGGTTCTCGAACACGTTCCGGAACTCGCGCCCACTCATCCTCGCGCTTTTCCGGCGGTAGCTGCGCTTCGCACAGTTCGCGGAATCTCTGGTTGAGAACGTCTACGTATTTGTGAGCCATGTGTATCATGTAGCCTCCAGCAATGTAGAATGCAAACTCGGTGGGGCAGCGTGTCCCACATCTCAGGTTCTTCTCAAGGAAGAGCGCCGGGAGTCTTTCCGGCCTCGAGTTTGCACGTGAGCAAAGCCGGAAGCGCGTCCGCATGCATCAGCAAGCGTTACTTGAACGCATCGTCGCCGCCGATCCCGTCTGTCTTGATCGTCAGCTCCTGCGCGTGAACGTCGATCACAGGCTTGTCGATGTACCCGCCGTTTTTCGGCTGCTTGAGCAGGAAGATGATTCCGCCGCTGCCCTTCGGGTTCTCAGCCACCATGCGCGCATAGACCGCTTCCCGGTATGCGACCAGCTTCTCGAGCTGCTCTCCATATCCGTCATATTCCCCGCCTTCGTTTGCCCGCCATCGCGCGAGTGTGCGCGGCGCAATGCCGAGATACTTCATCAGCGCATAGTCGTCCATGTACTGTTTCCCGTCCTCACACTGCATGATAAACTCGTCGATCAGAACGCCAAGCTCTTCGGCAGTTTTGATTTTGCGCGGTCTTGCCATAGAATCACCCCATCGCTTACAGTATAGCATCAAACGCTGCAAAAACTAAATGCACGTCCCAGACAATGCATGAAATACCTTGCCGGTTTCCTCTTCGATTGACGCACACGCTCGGAAAGACGTGAAAAGCGTACACTCCAAGTACGTTCCGTCAAGCACGTGCTGCGGAGAACACACGCCGGACACACGCGCTGCTGTTGAACACACGTTCCGTGCGTTTCCAGTGCGATGAACTTGCGTTGAATGTTGAATGGGACGATGTTTGGCGGGAAGTCTCAAAAGGCTGTGTGTCGTAGCGCATGGGCTGCCGCTGGAGAGCCGCCCCGCTTTTCCGCCACCCCCGGGGGAGGGGGGGGGAGGGGGCACACCCGGAAACGCCGAGCGAAACACACACCACACACCAGCGCGCGCCGTGGATGATTGCCCGCGAGGCCAGGCACCTAATTGCCATTGCTACATAACACTGCATACACTGCGCATGAACTGCATAAACTACCGGCTTTGCAGAACGGAAACACCGTGGAAACTATGAGTTATTCGGCAAAATGTAGGTTATGCCGAATTTGCAAATCGCTGTAACAATTGAAAACACTACGTTTTTGCGAAACTGCATGAATATGCACAGTATACAGCGCTGAAAACAGCTGCGAAAACTGCATCAGTATGCACCAGACCGCCGCCACAAAGCCAGCCACCACAAGCCCCGCATTTTTTTATCTGCCGCCACAATGCGGATTTTGTATGGGATAATGGGATCATATCATCATCACATCATAGCGCATCGTGTAGCACATCGTGTAGCACATCATGGCGCAGCATCACCGGAACGCAGCCAGGGCAACACCCCACGCAAAGAGGGGGGGACTATAGGGGGGGTATTTCCATAGCTAAGTAATAGCTATTACACAGCTATACCGTAGCTATTACACAGCTATGTCATAGCTATTTAAATATCTATTCCATACCCGCGATACATTCAACGACCAAAGGAAAGAAAAGGAAAGTAAAGAGGGAGAGAGCACCCGCGCAAAAATTTTTGCAAAAAGGGCTTGACATACTGGCGACAGTATGCTATCTTAAAAATGCCAACAGGCAAACGACACCGAAAGGAGGCGCGACAATGGGACAAACGGACAGCCAGTTCAAAGCGTTTCTTCGCTTCGTCCTTGACGCTCTGCGCGACGCAGCCAACGAACCGGACGAAAAAATCAGAAACGATAAGATGAACAAGATCCTTGACAATCTCCAGAAGTCGCTTGAGGATTAACCGAGGCGGGGCGGGCAACCGCCCCAGCCGCAAAGGAGATGACCCACACGGCAAGAAAGACCACGACCAGCAACGAAGTAAAAGACCGTTGGAAAGCGGCGAATTACTCGCGGGTAAATATCTACCTGCCGAAAGCAGATGCGGAAGCGTATAAAGCCAAATGTGCCGAAAAACAAATAGCGCTATCCGACATACCAAAAACAGCAATCTACAACTTTTTGAGGGATGAATAAATCCCTCAAAAAATATAACATACTGACTACCGTATGACAACGAAAAGGAGTAACAACCATGAAATACTTTACCAACATTCGCACCCTCGATGAACTGAAAGCAGCTTACCGCCGTCTTGCCCTGAAGTATCACCCCGACATGGGCGGCAGCACGGAGATCATGCAGGAGATCAACAACGAGCATGACGCGCTTTTTGAGCAGCTCAAGCGCCAGCACAACGCCCACGCGGACGAGTACCACCAGACCACCGAGACCGCCGAAGAATTTCGCGAGATCCTCGCCGTGCTGCTCGGCCTGCCGGGGCTGACGGTCGAGCTCTGCGGCTCGTGGCTCTGGATCAGCGGCGAGACGCGCCAACACAAGGATGCGCTCAAGGCTGCCGGCTGCCGCTGGAGCAGCAGCAAAAAAATGTGGTATTGGCGGCACCCGGAGGATGCGCGCGGCCATTACCGCGGCAAGCGCAGCATGAACGAGATCCGCAGCAAGTACGGCAGTCAGATCTTTGATGCAGACGGCCGCGAGCGCACCGCCTGCAACCGGATCGGGGCGACGGCGTAAGCCGTCCCCGGCCGCACTCCGTCCGCCGGTATAAGTCCGGCGCTGATGAGCAAGAGCGAAACGGAGGTTATTACAGTGAGTTATCACGATTTGTTAAATCTGTACGGTGACGAGCAGCGCGAAGCCGAACAGCGCGTACATATCTACGTGCAGCAGCCGAAGCGGTACAAAACGCCGGAGGACATCGCCCGCAAAGATGCCGACATTGCCCGCCAGATCGCGCGAATGGAGCGCTTAATTGATGATCTGCGCGACTATCGCGTAGCGCTGGCGCAGCGATATGCCGAGCTGGAAACGATGCCTTACACGCGCGTTTTGACGCTAAAGCGCGACCCGAGCTATAAGGGCCGCATTACCTACTGGGTGACGATCACGCGCCGGATGTCTGATGGTACGGAGACCGACGAACTGCGCGAGAAGTACGCCGGGCAGGAGCGCGCGAAAGCGTTTGCCCGTTTCGCCGCCCTGCAAAAGCAGTACCCCGGAATTGCATCCGTTAAGGATGTAGCCCGCAGGAGCTGGGAAAGGAAGTGAGCGCAGCACAACACATGCAGCCCCGACGGATACCCGCCGGGGCTTTGCCTATAACCGTAATTTGCTTTTGCAGTTTAAAGCACGCGGTTAGCATTTTAGTTAGCATTTTGCTAACGAAATGCGTTTGCATTATGCGGAAAATAATCGTAAATCCGCGACGTTTTTCGCACCGCAAAGATTTCCGAAAGCACCGCAAAGCATTGATAAACAAAGAAAAACCAGCAATCGCAATGGATTGCTGGTTTTCTATGTTCTGGTGGAGATGGGGGGAGTTGAACCCCCGCGATATAGCTATAAACACATTGAAAACACTAGATTTTATGAAACTAGTTAGCATTTTGGTTAGCATTTTGCGAATAGAACGCACGAATTGCATCTACCTGATTTGCTATATCCGCGTCCGCAAGGTGGGTGTAAATCTCGCGCGGGATGCGATCCGTTTTCCACCCGCCGAGGCGCATGGTGATCAGAATCGGCACGCCCAAATGGTAGCACAAAGACGCGAAGCTATGCCGCAAGCCGTGCACGCCAACCAGCGGCAGACCGCGCGTCTCGCATACGCGGTTGACTCGCCGGTAGATCGTATTCGGCGCGACTGTTGCGACCGGTCCGGTATCATCCGCGTGCAGATCCACAAGCTCCTGCAGCCGCGGTATCATAATCGGCACGGTGCGCCGCGACGTTGCGTTCTTGTTTGTCTTCTTGCGCACCTTCTTGCCGTCCTTGTCGTACACCAGTGCCCCCGCTACGGTAATTTCTTTCCCGCGTAGCTGCGCCCAGTCCAGCGCGCATATCTCCGACCGGCGCAGGCCGTGCAGCGCAAGCAACGCAGGAATTTCGCCGTCAGTCCCGCGTATCGCGTCCACAAACACAGTGATTTGGTCGTATGTCAGATAGACGTGCTCTTTCTTCTGCCTGTCCGGAAGTGATACCTTTGGCCGCCCCTGCCCAGCCTCTTCGATCGCTGCCGCCGCAAGATTCCATGCGTTAAACAGCGTCTTCGCAGAAACCGTCTTCGCCTCTTCGTTTATCATTCTCTGGTACGGTATCTGCCGGATGTCGCGCCCCATGTATGCCTTAAATCGGTTATGCAGGATCACATAATACCCCCGAATCGTCTCCGGGGATTTGACGTTTTCTCGCACCTGTATGTACTGCTCGATTGCGCTGCGCAGCGTGACACACGCGCTTGCCGGTTGCGGCCGCTTCCCGTTGCGATAGTCCGCCTTGATCTTTTCCGCCTGCCGGATGCACTCCGTCCGCGTTGCCGCCGACACCGGCACGCTCTCTCCGCCGAGGCGCATCTGGATAAACCACGTCCCGCTTTTCAGCTTTCGCGGCTCAGGTACTTTCATCGCGTGTTATCACCGCCTATCAGCGCGTCCGGCACCGGGTGCCATTCTCGATATGCTGCAAACATCTCGGAATAGTCCTGTGGCTCAATTTCTGTAAAAACAGGATGATTCTTTTCCGCGTAATATTCCCGGACCGTCGCACAATAGTGCTCTAAATCGCTGTCCGCAAGGTCAAGCAATTCCTGCGCCCGGTCAACCGTTGCCTCGGCAGCGGCAACCCGTTCCTGTTCCCGCTGCAGCCGCATTGTTTGCAGCGCCAGCAGCGCGGCCAGAGCGATGCACACGGCTACCAGCAAAACAACTACCGCTTTTCCCGGCGTTCGCTTACTCCGTATTTCCGGCGTGGCATTCTGATAATTCACAACGCTTCCCCCTTTTTGCATATTGTTTTCCGCCTGTGCCACAATACCGTAAGCGGCTTGCACCATCAAGATAGCACAGCTTTCCGCTTTCTGCAACAAAATCCCCGAAAACGGAAATTTTTTGGCCGGAATACCGGCCAAAAACGACACGCAGCCGCAAAAATGTGGTAAGGTAGTGCCAATATGCGGAACAACGTACGTTACTATAGATTATACAAGGGCGTAAGTCAGCGCTGGCTTGCGCAGAAAGTGGGGTGCAGCCATAGCACACTAGGGGCAATCGAACGCGGAGAAAGCGCGCCCAACGTATACCTTGCGATGCGGATCGCGCGGGCGCTGGGCGCGACAGTAGAAGAACTATGGAGGGAGAACCATGACAGATGAGCAATGGGCGGCGTACTTACGGGCGGAAATCGAGCGGCTGCTGATCCTCGCGGACACGCGGACGATGGTGCTAACGTTGGAATTTCTACGTGCAGCAACGTAACAAAAGTGAACAGGCAAAGAAAGAGGAGCAGGAAATCAATCCTGCTCCTCTTTCTTGTTTTCTGCGGTGATTTGCTGCGCGAACGACTCGATATCTGCCCACCGCTCTTCCGGCAGACGCGCCAGCGCCAGCAGAAACCGACGTCGGAAATTGTCGTCCTCGCCCTGCATAACGTCGCCGACAAAGCGCATGATCTCCTGGTCACGCGCGATCTGCACGAACATCTCGCCCTCGCCGGTGCGCAGCCAGTGCTCGCTGACGTTGTATGTCCTGCAGATCGAATTTATTACAACGTCGGATATGTTGCGGCCTATTTCGTAGTTTGCAATCGCTCCACGCTTAATGCCGATTCTATCAGCAAATTCCTGCTGTGTTAGTCCAAGCGATTGCCGCAACGCTTTGATTCTATCTCCCGTTGGAATCACCTCCTTGCCGCAATAGTAGCAATCAAGATGCAAATTGTCAATAGAAAACGCAAAATAAACACAAAAAGCGCTTGACAAATGTGTTTACATTGCTTACAATGGCAATGCAAACACACAAATATGCAAGGGAGGTGACACCATGAAACCGGAAGACCCCATGGAAAAGCTGCGTGAAGCGCACCGCGATTCCTATGAGCGCAAGCTGTGGATCATCAATCACTCCTGCTCTCAGATGATCGTGAGCTGCCTCGTGAGCGTGTTTGGGACGCTCCTGACGCTGTACCTTATGGGCAGGCTTTGAAGAGAGGCGAACACTATGGAGATCATCAAAATTGCACCGGAAACGCTGGAAGCGCTGCAAAATGCGCCGTGCGCGCAGCCGCCGTACCCGCTGCCGATGTCAGAGGCGGGCGAGGCGGTAAAGGACGCGACAGAAGTCTGGGGCTATCTTTCCGCGGCAAATGCCCCGAAGGAGACGCGGCGCGCGTTCGAGCGCGTGTGCGAGCGTGCTGGAGTGCCGTACATCATCGATAAAGCAGGTCGTTGAGCCGTTCCTCCGTTTCCGCAATCAACTGTTTCAGCGCCGTGACGGCGCAGCGGTGGCAGACGTCGGAACCGTCTGCATCGTCGCAGTAGTTCGGCATTGGTGTGCCGTCCTCGCTGACATTGAAGAAAAACATATGCTTTCTGCCGAGATCCCGCGGGCAGGAAACGCGCGTGTATGGCTGGTTCATTTGCTCACCTCCTTCACGCGATTTTCACCACAACATTACCACAAAATGACGAATTCCGCAACGGAAAGGAAGTGATCCCATGCTGACAAAATCGGAACAGAAAATGCTCGAGCAGCTCATGCGAGCCATGCAGAACATGACCAATCTCCAGAAGGCGCAGCTTTGCGCTTTCACCGAGGGCTTTGCAATGGCGCTCGAAGCCGGAAAAGCCTCGTAACAGGGGCTTTTTCGACCTCGGAAACCATCTGGCAACCGTTTGGCAACCATCTGGCACCCGAGATAAGTAAAGGTTTAGTCTTAGCCAAGAATTAGCCAAGAGGAGTGTAAGAGGGAGAGTGCGTGCGCGCGAGCGCGACGCCGCCCCCCGACGAAAGGAGAAAACGAATGGATAAGAACGCAGCAAACCTGCACGATGCAGACGCAGCGCTGGAGGCAGAGATCGCGCGGCTGCGCGAGGACGAGCACGTAAAGCTCGCCAAGCGCTACAACTACGCCCGCAACCGCCGCAAGCAGTATCTGTACCAGCTCCGCTACTACCAGAAGAAAGGCCGGGAGCTTGCCGCCCTCGGCGTGACGATGGAAAACCTTGACGAGATGCTGTGTAGCTCGGAGGAGGCGTGACCCATGCCGAAATTGAGAAAACGCACCAGCCGCTACGATCAGCTGCAGTCGCTGCTTTATGGGCAGCTCCGGATGCACGGCACGAAGCCGGAGGATCTGCTCGGCTGCTGCCGTGAGACGGCGGCGAAGCGCCTGCGGGACATCGACCGCATGCCGGTCGGCGACCTGCTCGCGCTCGGTCGAGGGCTTGACATTCCGATCGCCGACCTCCGCGCGGCGATCAGGTATCAGTAAACGACGAGAAAGGGGAAACAACATGGAAGATAAGATCATTGCCTATAAAGGCATGGACAGTAAGATGCAGTGCCGCGGGATGCAGTACGAAGTCGGAAAAGAATTTTCCGTCGATGGCGACATCGAATGCTGCGGCAACGGGCTGCACGCCTGCGAGCGTCCGCTGGATGTGTTCGGCTACTTCGCGCCGGGGACAGGCGCGCGCTACTTCCGCGTGGAGCAGTCCGGCGACATGGCGCGCGATGACAGCGACAGCAAAGTCGCGTCCAGCAAGATGCGCGTGGATGCAGAGATCGGCATCCCCGGTCTTGTCAAAGCGCACATCGAGTACGTCAAAGCGCACACAACGACGGAGCACACCGACCCGGAACGTGCTACCGCCGGAGACAGTGGCGCAGCTACCGCCGGAGACCGTGGCGCAGCTACCGCCGGAAGCTTTGGCGCAGCTACCGCCGGAAGCTTTGGCGCAGCTACCGCCGGATACGGTGGCGCAGCTACCGCCGGAGACAGTGGCGCAGCTACCGCCGGAAGCTTTGGCGCAGCTACCGCCGGATACGGTGGCGCAGCTACCGCCGGAGACAGTGGCGCAGCTACCGCCGGATACGGTGGCGCAGCTACCGCCGGAAGCTTTGGCGCAGCTACCGCCGGAAGCTTTGGCGCAGCTACCGCCGGAGACAGTGGCGCAGCTACATCGCGCGGCGCATCGGCCGTCGGGAAAAATGGCATTGCGTGCGCGCGCGGCAATAATGTGCGCGCAAAAGGCGGCCTGGGTGCTGTGCTGGTGCTCGTTGAAGAACGCTTAAACAACTATGAAATCGCGCACTGGAAAGCCGTCGAAGTCGATGGCGAAACAGTGAAGGCGGATACGTGGTACCGGTTGGTAGAAGGCAAACTGGTGGAAGCAGGTGGCGACAAATGAAGGTATTCGGCGACCCGCGCGCACGGGCAAAGGCGCGCCGCTACATCGTCTGGGGCATCGAGGACGGCATCGTCTGCGCGAGCTTCCTCGGCGGCATCGCGCTGGCCGGGTGGGTGTTCCATGTGATCTTCGCGGCGCTGGGGGTGGCATGATGCAACACCTGACAATCGAACCGCCGGTTGAGCCCCCGGCGTACACCTGCCCGCGCTGCCCGGTGTGCGATGCGGAGACGGACAAGCTGCTGCGTGACCGATGGGGCAACATTGTCGGCTGCCCGGAGTGCGTGAAGGAGATAGACGCATGGACATTGTGAGTGACACCTACATTCGCGGCGGCATCCCGCAGAGCCGATACTGCAGCACCTGCGCACACTATCAAGCGCTTTCCGGCAGCAGCATCGGCGGCAACTGCAGCGGCAGCGTGCGCGTCTGTCTGTACATACTCGATACCGGACACCGCCGCGGATGCGAGCCGGGCCCCGGCTGCGACAAGCACATCACGCTTGCAGACTGGGCGCGCTCGGCGCTCGGCGCTGCCGTACTCAAGGACAGGCGCAGCCGCGCGCGGTCAAGAAAGAAGGCGAACCCATGAAAGCGGACCGTGCAACGCTGCATTACACCCTCTCGCGGGCACGCATCTATTTTGCCGACGAGCACATTGCCTGCGATTATTGCCCGTGTCTGGAGACATACAGCCGCAAGCAGTGCCGCCTTACCGGTGAGTATCTGCTTGACACACGCACAATCGGGTACAACTGCCCGCTGGAGTTTGAGCCGGAAGGAGGCGAAACACAATGAACAAATTCCGATGCCTGCGTGCGGACGAGATCGAGTGCCGCGTGCAGCAGGTCAAGGATAACGGCCTTATCCTGCTGCTCTACAAAGACGCGCGCTGCGACATGACCATTCTGGACGAGACGGTCGGCGCAATGAACTGGCAGCGTGAGCACCGGCGCGATAACGCCAACTGCGTTGTCTCCATCTGGGACAGCGAGAAAGGGCAGTGGATCAGCAAAGAGGACACCGGCACGGAATCCAATACGGAGGCGGAAAAGGGTCTTGCGTCCGACAGCTTCAAGCGCGCGTGCGTTAACTGGGGTATCGGCCGCGAACTGTACACTGCACCGTTTATCTGGATCCCGGCAGGGAACTACACTGCCAACGGCCGCAAGTGCTATGACAAATTTGCGGTTGAGAAGATTGAGTACGTGAAAAATGACGACGGCTCCGACCGCCACGAAATCCTGAACCTATCCATCCGAAACGTGACCATGAACAAGCGCGTGTTTGTCCACATCGGCAGCATCGCAAAGAAAGGAAGTAAATAACCATGATTATTCGCACCAGAACCGGCGACTGCATCGTCGCCGGGAGACTTTCCAGAGATGCCGAATTCTCCAACGTCGGATCGAAAAACACGCCGCTGACGAAGTTTTCTGTCCCCGCCCGCGACACTGTGCAGCCGGACGGCAGCAAGCAGACCGAATGGGTCAACTGCGAGGTCTGGTATGAGGCTGCCATGAATGCTGCGCAGCTCAAAAAGGGCGATGCTGTCATCGTCTGCGGCCAGCTCTCCACGCGCAGCTATACCACCCGCGACGGGGAGGAGCGCAGCGAGGAGCGCCTGCGTGCAGACGCCTTTGTCAAAGCGTCCGTCCCGGTCTCTTCTGCCAGCGTGGAGCAGCTTGCCTCCGCCTATCCCGGCGTCGTGCGCGGCGTCGGAGTTGTCGCGGACGACTTCACGAATGAGCCGAAGTTTGAGGCCCTGCCGGACGACGAATCCGACCTGCCGTTCTAACCGGGGCGCGCCATGGCAGAAAAGCGAATGTTTGCGCGCTCACTCATTGACAGCGACGCGTTTCTGGATATGCCGCTCTCGGCACAGGCGCTCTATTTTCACCTCAACATGCGCGCGGATGACGACGGGTTTGTCAATAACCCAAAGCGCATCACGGACTATGTCGGTGCGGCCTCGGACGATCTCAAGTTCCTGCTCGCCAAGCGCTTTATCATCGTCTTTGACGATTCCGGCGTCATTGTCATCCGGCATTGGCGGCTGCACAACACCCTGCGCTCCGACAGATACCATCCCACGAACTATCAGGCGGAGCTGTCGCGCCTGTGCATCGCCGAGAACAAAGCCTATACGGAGCAAAAGATCGGAGAGCAGGAGGAAATCCCTGCAGGAGCACCGGCTCGGGCGGCAGACAAGCAGAAAAAGCCGTATGGAGAGCGCAGCAACGTGTGGCTAACAGACGAAGAGCTTGAAAAGCTGCGCCGCGATTATCCTGCACACTTTGCGGAGTACATACAGCGGCTCTCGCTGCACATTGATGCAAAGGGTGCGCGCTACAATTCCCATTATTCCGTCATCCGCAAGTGGCTGATTGCCGACGGCGTGAAGTCCGAACAGGAGAAAACGGCTCCGGTGTCAGACCGTGACGATCTGGAGAAGGTCGAGCAGATGCTCGCTGCCATGAAGGGGGGTGCGCCGGATGCCGACCATGTTGGCCCTTGACCCCGGCAACCGGGAAACCGGCTGGTGCATCGTCGATACGATCACCCGCGCGCCGGTGCAGGGGGGAAAGGACGAGAACACGCTCGTCTCCGGCATTGTGTCCAGCGGCGCGTTCGCCGTTGCCGCGATCGAGATCATCGAATCTTACGGCATGGCGGTCGGGCGTGACGTGTTCGAGACCTGCGAATGGATCGGACGCTTCAAGCAGCTGCTCGACGACCGCGGCGTACCGTACCACATCGTCACGCGCAAAGAGGAAAAGCTCAATATCTGCGGCAGCCCTCGCGCGAACGATACCACGATCCGCCACGCGCTGATTGACCGCTTCGCGTCGCACGACTTCCGCAGCGGCAAGGGTACGAAAGCAAATCCGGACTTTTTCTACGGCTTCCGCGCCGATCAGTGGAGCGCGTATGCCGTTGCAACCACCGCCCTCGACAGGGCAGAGTACGAAAAGGAGAGTGTAACCAATGGTATTGGCTGAGGATATCATCTTTGCCGTGCGCGATCTGCTCAATAACGACAAAGGCAACTTAAATTTCTCACCGGCTTCGCGCTATGCGGTGCAGAAGCTGATCGACTACGCGCGTGAAGAGCACTGTGCGCGTACCGTGCTTGCAACGCAGCTGGACGTGCTGCGCGAAAACAACGCATTTATCAGGCATCAGTCAGAGCGCAAGGACAAAACCATCGATGACCTGCGGCAGCAGCTGTCGTTTATGCGGCAGGCGATGCAGGATGCGGGGGTATGAGGATGCGTGTGCTTGTCGCTTGCGAAGAATCGCAGGAAGTTTGTAAAGCGTTTCGCACTCGTGGGCATGAAGCGTACAGCTGCGATGTGCAAGAGCCGTCGGGTGGGCACCCGGAATGGCACATTCTTGGCGACGCTCTCGAAGCCGTTAAAGGCGGGAGCGTGACTACGATGGGCGGAGAGGTTCACGCTGTTGGTAAATGGGATTTGCTGATTGCACATCCGCCGTGTACCCACTTGGCTGTATCGGGTATGCGTTGGTTCAAAGAGGGCGTGAAACCGCTCAGCCTAAAGTATGAAGCCGCTGCGTTTTTCTTGAAGTTTGCAGAAGCGGATGTTGAAAAAATCGCAATAGAAAATCCGATTTGTGTCATGAGTTCGCTCTATCGCAAACCAGATCAAATTATCAATCCGTGACAATTCGGGCACCCCGAACAGAAAAAGACAGCGTTATGGCTTAAAAACCTTCCGTTATTACGGGAAACAGAGAGTACATGATGACGCTTCCCGAAAAAGAAAGAGCCAGGGTATGGTGGCTGGGTAGTAATCACGCAAAAGAGCGAAGCAAAACATACCCAGGAATTGCTGAGGCTATGGCCGAGCAATGGGGATAACGGAAAACGAAAGGAGAAAATGATGGACGCGCTGAAATTTATCGAAGAACGGAACCGGATGTGTGACCGATATTGGCAGGTAGACGGCGACTGTGATGGTTGCCCGCTTGTTTATACGAGAGAATGCAATGAGCTGCGTAACATGGTTGACGATGCCGGTAAAGCCGTTATGGAGGCCGTGGAAATCGTCGAGAAGTGGTCAAAGGAGCATCCGCGCAAGACGCGGCAGAGCGTGTTTCTGGAGCAGTGGCCGAACTGCATGATTGACAATGGTGGCATTGTCGGGCTGTGCCCAAGAAATGTTGACAAGATGTGTGCCTGCAATTTAAGCCGATCTGGTTGGTGCGCAGATTGCCGCCGCGAGTTCTGGATGCAGGAGGTGGAGTGATGGGCAGGCTGACGTTTGACGGTAATTTCTGCGACATCGCGCAGTGCCGGGAGCTGCCATGTCCGCACGGTGGTAGCTGCACACAGCGCAAGGTGTGGGAAAAGCTAAAGGCATACGAGGACCTCGGCTTCGAGCCGAAGGAGTACAAGATGGCGATGAGCACAGACATCATAGTCCGCTGTGCGGCAGCCGCGCTTGGCGTGCCTGTCGAGCAGCTGTGCGAGGTGGTTGCGCTTGGGAAGGCCGGGCGCTTGATGGTGCTGCCGGACGGGGAGGCGATGCCCAGTGAGTAAGGCCGTACTTATCAGCATCCGTCCAAAGTGGTGCGAGCTGATCGCCAATGGCACAAAGACCGTTGAGGTGCGCAAGAGCCGCCCAAAGCTGCACACGCCGTTTAAGTGCTATATCTACTGCACACAGGGCAAGCACCTTGCGTTTATGCAGAACCAGACAGGAACAAACCTGATTGCCTGCATGGATGTCACTGCGGCAATCCCAGTGGGTGGTGCCATAGGAAATGGCAAGGTCATTGGGGAGTTTACCTGCGACCGCATTTACGGGCTCGCACCGCTCAACCATGCACCAGACGATGTAGAGCAGCAAGCCTGTCTGACGCGGGAAGAGATCGTTCGGTATCTCAATGGCGTCGGTTACGGCTGGCACATCTCCGACCTTAAAATCTACGATAAGCCGCGAGAGTTACGAGAGTTCAAGAAAATCAACCGCGACTGTTTTTATGCTGATCTTGGGCTTGCAAAAAGAGACTGCCCTGATTGCAAAAATTCAGGATGCTTTTTAGAGCGGCCGCCTCAAAGCTGGTGTTGCGTGGAGGAGGGCTGACAATGGCTGAGGCAAAGAAGCCTTTTTACCGCGACAAGAAATGGAAGCTCGGCGACAGTTATGGCTGGTGGCATATACCGTACTGCCCGCATTGCAAGCGGCAGTTGGGGCTGATGGTAGAAGAACAGAGGGCTGAAAAATGCCCGATGTGCGGGAAGCTGTTGGATTGGAGGAAAGATTGGAATGGCTGACCTGACTTACATGGACTGCTGGCACTACATAGCGCCGCTGATACCGATGAGCACCGAGACATCGCAGGAGATTTACGTGATGGTGTTTCAGGCGCTGAAGGAAGCGGAGGAGAGGAGGAAGGAGAATGGCTGAATACATCGAGAAAAAAGCGCTGGACAAAGCGTTGACGGTCGCCGCGGCAAATGACAAGGACAAAAACCGCCGCACGTGGGCAAAGGCAATTTGCGTTTTGCATGATCTCCCGGCCGCCGATGTTGCGCCGGTGGTGCGTGGGCGGTGGGTGGCTCAATGCGTAGTTGAGACGGACGGCGGATGGACACTTGAAGATGCGCCGTACAATGAGTATCAGCACAGCAATCCCATCTGTTCGATATGCCGCAAGACCGCTCTGCTCGACGGTGGCGAAGACTATGTGGCATCGCCTTACTGCCCCAACTGCGGCGCGAGGATGGACGGTGATAGTGATGCCAAAGCGGATTAACCCGCGCCGGAGACCGGCGACGATGGCAGACGTGCAGCGCGCAAAGAACACTGCGACGGCGGATGCCTGCCGCGTGACGCTGGCGATCTTTTTCACAGCTCTGCTGGACAAAGAGGGCATGGAGGCCGAGCAGCTGCAGCGCATCTGGCGCGAGGTCGAGGCGCTGAGTGAGAGCGTGCGCGACGGCTACGTCTCCGCGCACGATCTGATCCGCGTGCTGCGCGAGGAATATGAGATCGACATTGTAGGGTGGTGAAAGCCATGCGCAGAAAACCGCTCGCGCCGCTTACGCCGGAACAGCAGCAGCTCGCGGCGGATAACGAGCGTCTGATCTATCTTGCAATCCGCCGTTACGCGCCGGACGAGGACGCTGATGAGCTGTATGGGCACGCTGCCGAGGGCTTGCTCAGAGCCGCAAGTACATACGATCCAACGCGTGGAAAGTTTTCCACGCACGCGATGTGGTGCATGCGCGGTGAGATCGCGCACCGCAAGAAGTACGCGCAGCAGCGCAAGCGGTCTGGTATGCTCGTTTTGTACACAGACGATAATGACACAGCGTTTGACAGTGCCGGTAAGTACGATCACACGCAGCGCGGCGCAGTCAAGCCCAAGGATCGTCTGCACAAAGATTTCGACGATTCTGCGGCGGATATCAGCCGGTTTCTGGACGGTCTCACGCCGGTGCAGCGTCAGACCGTGTGTCTGCGCATGGCTGGGTATACATACGCAGACATTGCCGCTATCCGCGGCGTAAAACCGCAGGCAGCTTGTCAGGCTGTGCAGTTTGCCGCAAATCGATGGCTGGAATATAACGACACCGGCGATGCCGGAACATCTGAAAACAGGAGGAAATAACAATGGAAGCAAACGCAATGTGGGAAGGCGTGCGTAACGACGCGCGCAACGAGCTCCGCCTCAGCATCCTGACGGATGCGATCTTCAACGCCGCCCGACTGAACTACAGCGGCGAAAAGCTTGCCTTTGACGATGACGAGCTTTGCACCGTGCTCCGGGCAATGTACCCGGATGACTACGACGGCGTTCTTGCGAATCTGCAAGCGCTCAAGGCGGGCGATGCAAAGGACGGCGATGCGTTTTGACCCGCGCTGAAATTCTGAAAGCCGCAGAGCGCTGCGTCTGCGCCGACCGCAATCAGCAGTACGGAGAGCCGGAGGACAATTTCCGCATTATCGCCGCACTCTGGAACGTGTATCTGTTCGGGCGCGGAGCGAAATCGCGGCTCAACCCCGCAGACGTCGGCGCAATGATGGCGCTGTTCAAGCTTGGACGCATCGCAACCGGAGGCGATAAAGCGGATAACTTCATCGACCTCGCCGGATATGCCGCCTGTGCCGGGGAAATCTCGACGGAGAGCGGATGCGACCGCAAAGACGTGAAATGTAGCGCGGAGAATAAAAGCCGGACAGAGACGGAAAAAACAGGCTCAGAAGAAAAAGCACCGCACAAGACCACGTTCGCAGAAAACAAAAATGTGCGCATGGCGCGCGGCCTCGACGGGCGGTATATCGTCACGACTGGCTGCACGGTGATGGAAGCTCCAAGCCTCGCGGAAGCGATGCGCATCATCTCAGAGTATGAGCATACCGGATCGTAAATGAAATACGGAAAGCAAAGCAGCACGCATATCCTGCGTGCTGCTTTCTTGTTGTGCGTTCGTCAAGAGAAGAGCTTCCAGAGCTGGTTGAACTGCTTCGCGGTATAGCCGTTTTGCATCGCCCACGCATACAAATCTGCTTTCTTGTACTTCCGCTGGCTGGTTCCCGGCTTCGTCGCGTACTTTGCCTGATAAAAGTCCACGATCTGCTTCAGCTCGTACCCGCCGTTGTATGCGGTCTCGAACTTATCCTGTGTGCCCTCGCTGAGCTGCTGCGCCATGATGTTGAGCATGAGATTGTCGCCGCCGCGCTTGTTCCCGGCGGTTTTCAGGACAGACTGCAGCACATTGCCGGTTTTCGTGCGCTTGTCCTCCGGCAGCGCGTCCTTTGCCGTGCCGAGCATCGCCTTGTATACGGCGTTCTCGCCGATCGTGCCCGTGCTTTTCGTCGTCCAAGCCGGAGTGTCGCCGCCGTCGAGCCGCGTCTGCTTCTTTGCGTTTGCCGTCGCAGCGGTAAACAGGCTGCGAATGGCCTCCGCTTTCTCCGCGTCGCTTGCCTGCTTGTAGACCGCGCTGCTGATGACCTTCTGGATGTCCGCGTGCGCGGTCTTTCCGTATGCGGCCTGATACTTGCGGCGTTCTGCCTCCGTGAGCGTGACGGATTTGCCGTCCCGGTTCGCGCTCGTCGGTGCTCTGCGATCCGGGTATTTGATCTCCGTCTCCTCGCCGAGCCGGTAAAGCTCCTGATTGACTGCGTCCGTGCGGTACTTCGTCACGCTGCCGGGATTCAGCGTCGCGTTCAGGAAGTTTTCTGCTGCCGTGCCTGTGTATTTCTTCTCCTGCCCCCAGTTGTCCAGCGCAGCTGGAAGCGTTTCCCGAAGCCCCGGAATCTTGCTCTTCATCGCGCTCAGGCCGTTTTCCCACGCGGTGTCGCCGTTGTAGGTGTCGCGCACCGTCCCGTCAACCCCCTGCGCCACGCCGGACACGATGTTCGGGATAAAGCTCGTCGCCTGAGACGCGCCGTAGCGGAACGTCGCGTCCGCAAGCTTGCCGCCCAGGGTGTCCGCTTTGGAATACTTGAAGCTGTTTTCGATCTCCTGAATCTGTGACATTGCGGGCAGATCCATCACGCTCTGATAGATGGACGACAGGTTCTCGCGCGTCACGTCTCCGAAGGTGATCTTGCCGTCCTCCTCGTAGCAGTCTGCAAGCAGCGCGCCGTAGGTCATCTGCGCATTGATCGGGTCAAGGAAGCCGATCGACACAAGCGTGTCGCCGTCCTGCCACTTTGCGCTTCCTCCGGAGACAAGCCGCACAAGCGCGGACGTGTTGAGCTGCGTGCCGCTCACGCCCTCAGACTTCTCAAGCGCTTCCTTGTCCTTGTCGTCGTCTCCGGCGACGTTCATGATTCCAGCCCCGGCAAGCACGGCGAAAAACGCGATGCCCATCGTGCCGTTGAACGCGCGCCCGAAGTCCGTCACGGTCTTCGCCTGTTCCGGAGCGGTCAGAGCGCCAGCTTTTGCCTTTGCCAGCAGGTTTGCCATCTCGGAAACTGCCGCCTCGCACTGCGCCTTTGCACCGTTTTGCGCATGGGTCAGGTACTGGTCGACCGCCTTTTTCAGGCTGTCGCGCTGCTTCGGCATCAGTTCCACGCCGCTTGACTTCCGGATTACGCTCGCAACGTCGCGCCAGAGCGCCGCGTGCTCCTCCTTTGTCAGCTCCCCGCTCTCCGCGCGCTTGTAGGCGCGATTCAGCTTGTTCTGCACGCTCTCACGTTCCGCAACCGTGAGCTGCGCGCCCTTGATCCTGCTGATAACCTTGGTGATCTCAGCGCCCGCGCGGATAAATCCAAACGGGGAATACTGGATCGCCATGTCTGCAATGTTTCCGGGAACGTTCGTAAACGGCAGGACGAGATCGCCCGCGCCGAAGCTGCCGCCGCGTTTGTCCTTAATGCTGAATACGTTCAGTGCGTTCCGCGCGCCGCTCGTCGCCTGCGCGATCTTGCTGTTGTTCTGGAATATGCGCTCTTTCGCAAGCTTCTGCGGTCTGCTGTCCAGTGCGCCCTTGTTTACTTTCCCCGCGCGCTCCAGCTCACGAATCCCGCGCTGCGCCTCCGCCTCGATGCCGCCCTTTTGCCGCTGGTCTGTGGCTACCATGGCGTAATTGCTGTACTTTTCAAATGTCGACACAAGCCGCTCGATGAAGTTTCCGGTCATCTTGTTCGATCTGCCGGTCTTGGTCTCCATCTTGCTGCGGCTGCCGGACGTGTCCACATCAAGACCGACCTCGATGTACGACTTGATGAACGCATCGTCAGCGCCTTTTTTTCTGTCTTTTCCGGCCAAGCCCTTGTCGAGCGCAACGGAGCGCACGCCGGTGTATCTGGCGAGCAGCATGTCCAGCGGCACGCCGCAGTTTTGCGACGTGGCGTCCACAACGGTCATGACGTTGTTTCCGGCGTAGTTTCTCGCAGCCGTCGCCGGTTTTGACAGCATGCTCAGATAGCGCCACGTTTTTGCTCTCTCGATGTGAGACGGCAGAGCGTAGTCCCTCGCAATGTTGACGATCTGCGTCGCTGCGATCTCGCGCAAAAACGCCTCGCCGCCTTCCATGTCAGCGGCGTAGTCCAGCGCGCCATTCATGGCCTTGCTCATGCGCCGCTCCAGATTGCCGAACCATATTCCGTTCGTCTTGCGGATATCGCTCAGGTCTTTGATGAGCGATACCACCTCCGCAGTGTCGCCCTCCGGAATGTCACTGAGCCGGTTCGCGTTTTCCGTCACGGCATCGAGCAGCTCCTTGCGCGTCTCCGCGGTCATCTTTCGCGTGCGCTTCTCGTCCATCAGCAGCTCGATTGCGCTTGCCTCCATCAGCTCCGGGCTTTTGGAGAGCGCCTGCCGCTGCTGCATCACCTGACCGACGTCCGTGCCCTGCTCATGCCAGCGCTTTACCAGCCGCGCGACCTCAGCATAGTCGTCCATGCTGCCGCTCTCGCGCGCCTTGTCCAGCTCGGCATCCATGATCTTGTACGCAAGCGCCGTGTCCGTCTTGTCCCAGTCGCGCTTTTCTCCGAACAGGTCGGCTTTTTCGGCGAGGTAGTCCGATTCAAAGCGCTCCTGTGCTTTCGCTTCTGCCTCCGCGTCATGCTCGACCTTGTGTGAAAGATCCTGCTCCGTCAGACCGAGCTTTTTTCGGTCTCCCTTCTCGAACAGGTTCTTGAGCGAGCGCGCCTGCGTCTTTGCCACGTCATAGCCGAACTCTGCGGATTTTGCGCCCTGTCCTTCCGGCAGTGTGCCGCGCTGCCCGGCATCCGTCTCCGCCTCTCGCTGCTGCACGTCTGCAAAATTGTCACTGTTTTGTGCCTCAACCGCGTTTTCAGCGCTTTCATTCACAATTTCACCCGTTTTTTGTGACTGTTCTTCGCTCTTCGCGGTCTCCCCGGTGATGTTCTGCACCAGCGCCACGCGCTTGATCTGCGCGCGCTGGTCGGCCTTCGTTCCGGTCAGCGTTTCGCCGGTCTGGCGTTCAAACTCCGTGCGCAGACCCGCGTCTTTGAGGATGCGCTCCGCCTCGCTGTTCGAGACAATGCCCTTTTTCAGCAGCGCGCGCACAGTTGTCTGACTGCCTTCGCCCTGCGCAGTCTCGACAGGCGCGGGCTCTGCCTGCGCTTCTGCGGCGATATTTTCTGCCTCTGCCGGTTTCGCGCTCGCTTCTGCGTTTACGCTTGCAGCCGGTTCTCCGGCGCGCAGAGCGGCATTTTTCTGCGCGTCTACGCCTTTGACGATACCGGCCGCCGTCCCGAATGTGGACAGCGCCGCGCCAATCATGGCGTCATACGCAGACTGCGCAAGCAGCTCCTTGCGCCCCTCGGCGGTCGTGTAGCTGCTCGCGGCGGATTTGCCGCTGTCGTAGATCGCGCGGATCGCCGGTGTCAGCAGGTCGCTCACAGCTTCCTCGGCGCCCTCGCCGACGGCGTTGGTCAGCGCGCGCACGATGCTGCGCCCCGTGTCCGTCTTTGCGAGCTTTTGTATCAGCTTTTCCGCCACGTCGTCCGCAGCGCCGCCGCCGAAGAGCTTGCCGACGTCGAACATTTTCTCCGTTGCGATCTGCACGGCCGCCTGCGCCGCGCCGTAGATTACCTGCTCTCCGCCGCTTGCGCCGTCCATCATCGCCTCGCGTGCGCCGTTGCCGAAAGCCCGCACGCCCATGCTGGCAAGGCCCGCGCCGGGAAGCAGCGCGTTGACCGCCATGTCCGCGCCGAGCTGCAGCCCACCGGAGGCGATGTCCACCAGTGCACCCGCTGCGGCGCTGCCGCCGAGATTGTCTTTCGCCGCTTCGCGCGCCTCCCACGCCGCCGTGTCTGCCGCCTCTGCTTTTGCGTACATGTTCGCTTGGTTGCGCTGCCGGGTAGCTTCCGCCGTGGCCTTGTCCGCTTCCGATACGGCATCGTCCGCGACCGTCACGCCCATGATCTGCGTGCCGCTGCGCTTACTCATCATCGCTCCGACGGCGCTTTCATAGGCGCTTTCTGCGCCTTTTAAAGCGGATTTTGCGATGTTTCCGCCCGCTTCCGCCGTCTTGCTCTCCTGCATCCCGCTGCTGCGGTAGTCGTCGCTGATCGCCTGGTTCATCATGCCCAGCGGCGCGCTCGTGTCGCTGCTGTATCCGGCGTCGCCGAAAGCGCTGAGCAGCTTCTCCCAGAAGCTGATGTTCTCTTTCTTCTTCTGCGGCACAGGTTCAGAGATCGGTTTGGCGACAGGTTTCTGCGCGTCAGCGGCATTCCCCGTAGTTGTACTTGCGCCGCTCTTACTCGACGACGAGCTCTTCCACACCGGCAGCGTACCGTTCCGCAACGCCGCTCGGCTCTGAGCTTCGGTATTCTGGCGAATGGCAGCCGCGATGTCGCTGCCATTGCCGTTGCCGAATCTGTTTTTTCTCTTCGTATCGGCCATGCCAAACTCCTTTAATACCCGTATTTGCTCAGGTCAACGCCGGTCTGCGCCTTAAACTTCTGACGCAACACCGCCTCATCAGCATCGCTCAGTGACGCGTTGTTCCAAGCGTTCACCAGATCCGACACCTTCGAGTAGGTTTTACCATTCCAAACAAACGTACCCTCATCCTGATCCCAAGTAAGGCTGCGGGTGAGGAACTGCGCGCCTCCTGTCGCCGCGCCGGGTACCGCTCCCGCCATAGCTCCAGTTAAAGTCGTGGTGGGCGGAGAACTGCCGTCTGGCGTTGCCGTGTAGCTCGCCGGATATGCGCCTGTGCGCTCGTAGTAGAGCTTCGGGTTCTGCGCGCCCCACACTTTCTGCATCGCGTCGATCTGATCCTGCGAATAGCCGAGCGCCGCATAACCGCTGAAATCGCCGTACTTGGCGAGCGTCGCGGCCTGCTGTTCGAGCCGACTGCGCTCGTTTTCCACGAGCGTCGTGTCCACGCTCAGCTGCTTGACCGCCGTGTTGACGATGGAGTTATCCACACGCTGCGCCTCGGTATAGAGTGCCTTCGCGCGTGCTGCGTCGTTCTCGCTGATCGCCTGTGCGACCGCGTTCTGATACGCCGTCTTTACCTTCTGCCGCTGCGCCTCGAGGGCGGACAGCGCGTCTGCCTCTGCGGACGATACTTTGCCCATAGCGGCATTGCGGCTGTTCTGCTGCGAGAGCGCGAGCTGACTGCCCGCGCCGACATTGATGCCGCTGCCCGCCATCTGTTCGTTCAGGTTCGCGCGGGAAATGTCCGCCTGCGTCGATACCTGCCGCCGCGCCTCGTTGTACGTCTGCGGGATCTTCGCGGCCTGTGCGTCATAGTCCGCCATGTTCTGGTCGTAGGCCGCTTTCAGCGCGTCGGTCTTTGCCTTCTGCTGTGCGTCGTAGATCTTGTTGATGCTCTCGCTCTGGTCTTTCGCTTCCGGCAGGACGGTGTTGTTCCCGACGATCTTGAAGCCGCTGCCGTCACCGCCGCCGCTGTAGCCGTACTTCTTGCGGATAAGCTCTGCCTGTTCGTGCGCCTCGTTCATGCCGCCCTGATTTCCGGCCTTCTGCGCGGCTTGCCACTGCTCACCGAGCGCGGCGATTTTCTGTTTGTCGGCGCTGTTCACGATTGCGTCATTGAATGCCATCTTGTCACCTCATCACTTGATAATCGCTGGGTAGGGGATAGGGGACACCGCCGCGCCCGGCAGCGTCCCCCATGTCGATTATTATTTGCGCTCCAGAAGCTGCAGCCGCGTCTCGTGGTCGTTGATCGCGTCCTCGCTATGCTCGATCTTGTCCCACATCTCGTTGTGCTCCTTGGCGTTCCCGGCGTCCATGCGGTCAATGCGCGCCGTCAGCGCCACGACTGCGTCTGTGTTCCGCTGGATGATGGTGCTCATGCGCCAGCACGCGCCGATCAGCGTCAGCACAAACGCCGCCGCCGAGATGATGTTCGCAAGCGATACCGCCATCCTCAGCCCTCTTTCCTCGGCTCGTCATAACTCATAGCCCGCGCGCTGTCGCTGACACCCGCGGTCGTCGGGTCGACCACGATGCCGAGCAGACACAGGATGTTGATGACCATGCTGACGATCGTCGTCACCTGATCCTGCGCTACACGCGGCACGACGCCGCACACGCCGAGCACCTGATACACCAGCGCCACCAGCGCCATGATAAGCGCGGTCAGCGTCGCCTTGTTCTGCAGTCTGAGTTTCCAGTTGATATTCATGTACACCCCTCCGTTACTTGCTTTCGCCCATCATCCGCTGGCACACGATCATCGTGCGCAGCATATCCAGCGACAGATCCAGCTTGCCATCACCTACGCCAGCAAGCACACCGCCATCGACAAGCTTTTGCACCGTGTCTTGCGCCCACGCGGGCACATCCATCACTTTGCCGTCCACGATACGGCCATAGCGCGTATCACGCATATGCCACATGATGTACAGCATCCGCAGCATATCATCGCTCAGGTCGAGTCTGCCTCCGCCCGTACCAGCGATCAGACCTGCGTCCATCATTTCTTTGATCGTGCCGCGTGCCCACGTGGGAACTTCTTCGATTGTCCTGTATCTCGTCATATCTTCTTCCTCCTCTTCTGTACTGTGCATTGCTTTATATACATCCTGCCTGAACCCATACATCGTCAGGCCGAATGGCTTCCACAAGTGCTCCGGGTCGGCGTGTGCGCTTGCTACACCGCGCATACGTCCCTCGGAATGGCTGATAATTACGCCGTCAGCCAAGGGGTCAAGACCAAACTGGGCACAAAGCTGTGCAAACAACTCAACAGCCGCAGCATATGTGCCCCGAATATGGGTTTCTGTTGCCTCTGTATCAAGATCGCGCCACTCAGCGCCATAACCGGTGTAGGCGATAGATGCAGGCTCCGTCATCTCGATGCCGATGTGCGTGCCGTTTGCGCTGCCGCCGCAGTGCCATGCCTGTACAGTCCACGGCAGTGTTTGATATACTTTGCCATCCCGCTGCACAAAAGCATGGACGCATACACTCTGCCCGTTTGGGCGATATTGATTAAAATTCTGCGCCATCACCGCCGCGTTGGGCTGCGGCACGCCGATGCTGTGCAGCATCAGCCCCTGCGGGCGCAGCGGCGCACCTACCTGATAGCACTTGTTCCCGGTCGTGAATACTTCGATGATGTGCATGGTTTGTCCTCCCTATCCTTATGCGATCTCGTGCGATTTCACATTCACAGTCAGCCCGCTTGCCTGTGCCGTCACAGTGTACTGCGCGATGTTAACGGTGTCACCGCCGACGTCCGTATGGATAAACTTCAAGACGCTCTTGTTGGTTTCATTTCTGGCGTTAGAGGCTATGATATCAGGCGTATTTGCAACGGACAGTTTAATCTGACGACCACGCTCGATTGCCTTGCGGATATCAGTATATGCAGCGCCAGTGGCCTGACCATTGGCGTAGGTGAGCGTCAGCGGAAGAGAGACAGCGTGGTCATCCACATACTGCTTGATTGTCTTGTTCTGCACGGGGTTGGTAGATGTGTCTGACATGGCGTCGTCCACGGTTGGTATCTGCGAAATGATTTGCTGCGCCCCGACCTGAAATGCGCCATACTGCACCAAATCCGTGGTGTGGTCCGGGTCGTGGACCTTATCTGCTGTCACCTGTCCGGTGATGCCGTCGAGCTTGGTTTTGTCGTCCTTAGACATCAGACCGTTTGCGGACGTGGTCGCCACTGCTGTACCGGCTTTCGTGTCCAGCGCGGTTTTGACCACCTTGTTCTGCACGGGGTTGGTAGATGTGTCCGACATGGCGTCGTCCACGGTCACGCCGCCACCACTTGCAACCTTGCTGTCCACGTATCCCTTTGTCGCAGCATAGTTGTCCGTGCCAGCGCCCGTCGGGGTGCGAAGATTTGCAATCGCTACTGGCGCATTTTCGTTTACATCTTCCAGCCTGATTTCTGCGTGTTTTTCTCCGATGTCAATCGTGCTCAGATACACACCGGCCGAGTCTGTGGCCCTCTCCTTGCGAATCATAACCGGCGATGTAAGGATTGGAGCGAACGCACTCGCCGCGTCAACATTCTCCCTCGCCTGTGCCTTCTGTGCGTCAGTGAGCGTCTGCGCCGCGTCGTATCGCACCGCCCGGTCATCGACGTACTTCTTGGTCGCCGCGTCGTCATCCTCGGTCGGCGATGCCACTTTCAGGCGGGCAATTGGCGCTACACCAGTCATGGGGTCTGAGCCGTGCGAAATGCGTCCGACGTCAGAACCCGCTTTCTCGAAATGGATGCCTGTGTCCGTGCTCGTCCTGCCAGTAGATACAGACCCCTCAGCGCTGACTGTAAGCCCAACGCTCAAATGACCCAAAATTTCGCCGCCCTGTGTTGACAGCTTGCCGTCCAGCGCCGCCTTGACGGCCTTGTTCTGGACAGGGTTGGTAGATGTGTCAGACATAGCGTCGTCGACGATGGTCTTGTTTGCACCCGCCTCCACGCCGTCGAGCTTCACCTTATCCGCAGCAGACATTAGACCTGCCGCGCCGGTTGTCGCTTCCGCAGTTCCCGCTTTACCGTCCAGTGCGGTTTTGACCGCTTTGTTCTGGACAGGGTTCGTACTGGCTGCGTCAAGCGCTTCGTCCACGATGGTCTTCGTTGCGCCCGCCTCGATGCCACTCAGTTTGGTGTAGTTGGCAGCCGTCATCAGGCCATCGCGCTTGCTGGTCGCGGGCAGCGTGACCCCGCTCAGCTGCTCAAAACGGCGCGCAATTATGCCATTCTCCACGGCGTTTTTGGACTCGGTGTCCAGCGCGTCATCGATAGGGAAGATGGATTCTTTGGTGCGCAGCGCATAGGCTCCGTCCACGACCTGAATCAGCATCGTATCGTTTTTGACACTGACCGGGGGCAGGGAACCGCGGCTGTCGATGTACTTCATGACCACCTTGTTCTGCACAGGGTTGGTAGATGTGTCAGACATGGCGTCGTCCACGGTCACGCCGCCACCACTTGCAACCTTGCTGTCCACGT